CCGAGGGCGGGTAAGTCTTTTAGGGTATAGTTCAGGTATGGGTTACTGGCAAGTGCGCGCTGAGTCGCAGGCCGGCGCGGTAGTCACGTTCAGCCTGTCCGCGCAGGACAGTGATGCCGCGGAGGAGGCCGCCCTGGAGCGGGCCCCGTTCGACCCGCACTGGATGTCCGTCGTCCAGCTGCTGCGCCCTCCGGCCGGAAGCGGCGGGTGAGGCTGCCCAGGGAGGCGCCCTGTAGTGAGTGCGGCGGTACGACGCGGCGTCATTCCGGAGGGTGCAGCCAGGCGCGAAATTCTCATGCCGGGTACGGTCCCGGGCTGACGGGCAAGCCGGGGACCTGCGGGGCGACGACCCGGAAGGCCGGAAAGCTGACAAGCCACATTGACCATAAGTGCCCGCTGAAGCTGCTGACGGGCGGCAAGCCTCACCCGGGATCGCACGTCTGCAACATCCCGAGCTGCGAGGTGACCTGGTATTAGGAGGATGTCGCAATGGCCACGCCGTGTGATTTCTGCGGGGGGACGACGAGGAAGCACGCGGGCAACTGCCCGTTCGGGCCGACTGACGCTCCGCGAGCTGATCCTGGCAATAAGCACAAGGGTCATCGCCATGACTACAAGCCGAACGGCACGCGTGAGGGACCGGTGACCAGGGAACGGCGCGGCCTGCGCTGGGTGAAGGTCCGGACGACCTATTACTTTGAGCGCTGTGGCGTACCGGACTGCCCGCAGCCGGACCGGACGGCAACCTCCACCCGTGACGTGTGAGCTTGCCTTACCGGTGCGGCCACCAGGAGCCGAAGACGGAGTGCAGTGCGAGGAACAGCAGGCCGAGGACGGACAGGCCCTGCCAGGTGAACGGGACATGGCCGCCTGAGCCTGCCCAGTACAGGATGAACGCGACCCCGAAGAGGATCGCGCTGATGATGCCGAACATGCAGGTCACCTCCTTACGGGAGGCTACCCCCGGAAGTCCTTGTTGATGCGGCACGGGGACGGTAGCGTGTAAGAGTCTTTTAGGGTATGGTGATGTCAGATTTCACGCCCCCTCAGCAAGGAGACTCACGTACCGATGACTTCCCGGATAGTGACGGCGACCACAGTCAGTGACGCCGTCAAGGACATGCTCCGCCGTCAGATCAGGGCAGGGTGGACGTCCGAGCGCATCGCCTGGGCGATGCAGCAGCTGGGGCACGAGGGCTGGAATGCCCATACCGCCACCAGCTTGACCAGGCCAGGGACCAGGCCCCTGTCCGTGGACGAGGCGCTTGGCCTGATGGCCGCCCTCAAGAGCCGCAGCAGCATCCTCGCCAAGGAGGCCGGCCGCCTGGAGGCCATCCTGGTCAAGAAGGAGGAGGCGTCCCAGTGATCAACCCGGACCCCTTCAGTGTCAAGGCCGTTCAGATTCCCGGTGCCCCCGAGGGGGTGACAATGCGGGCGATCATGATGACCCCGGAGATCGCCACCCTGTGGCGGCTTTCCTCGCAGGCCATGCAGCGCACTAAGCGGGAGGTCGTCAGCAACGCCTACGCCCGCGACATGGCAGAAAAGCGGTGGAAGTTCAACGGCGAGACCATCGTCAAGGACAAGCTCGGCAACCTGGTTCAGGGCCAGCACCGCCTGGAGGGAGTCGAGAAGAGCGGCCAGGCCGTCCTGCTGCTTCTGGTGGAGGGCGTTGAGCCCGACGTCATGGACACTTTCGACACGGGCCTGCCGAGGTACTACTTCGACATGCTCAAGGTGAAGGGCTACAGCAACGTCATGGGCGTGTCGTCAATCACGCGCGCCATGTGGCAATGGGACAGGGGCCGTCTCATGATGGCCATCGCAGGCGGGGCCGAGCGCCCGTCCCGCACGGAGCTGGACGCCTACCTGGCGGCCCACGATGACGAGATCCGGGCCGCGGCAGCCTACGCCGACCGTCTCCGGCACCGCGTGCCGCTGCCCCAGTCGGTGCTGGGCACGGCAACTATCATTCTCAACCGCATCAGCGTGGAAGCCGCGTCGGAGTTCTTCAACAGCCTGGCCTACGGGGCTGAGCTGGCCGAGACCAATCCCGTCCTGGTACTGCGCAACCAGCTGTACCGCTATCTCAACAGCGGGAAGCTGCCGACCGTCGATGAGCGCCGGGCGTACCTGTTCGGGGCCTGGAACGACTGGCGCGCGGGCGAGAAGCGCATTCGCATCCAGCCCTGGCGGGGGCAGCTCACGTTCAAGAACTACCCCGTCCCGAAGTAAGGAAGGGAACTACGTGAACAAGATCGTAACTGCCGCCTGCGCCGCGGCACTGGCTGCGGCACTGGCCGCCTGCGGAGGCGGCGGGGGCAGCAGCTCCGGCGCGGCGCGGTCGGCCGCAGGCAGCATCGCGGCCAACCCGACCGTGAAGGCGGACGAGCAGGCCGCCGCGAAGCTCATCCAGGGCTGCCTCACGGCGGCGCACATCGCGGACGTGAAGTCCTGCATCCTCGGCAAGGTGTCCAAGGACAAGCGCACGGCCCTTGGCCAGTGCCTCGCCAGGGACGCGGCCGGGGTGGTCGGCCGCGCTGATGCCAGGGCGAAGTTCGCGCAGGGAGCGCAGGCATGCGTCACCACGGCCCTGGCCGTTCCCGTCCCGGGGGCCTCCGCGAACATCCCCGGGGTCACGGTGACGCCGGGCCCGAGCGCGTCATGAGTACCCCTGAGCAGTTCCCGGCGACGGTCGCTGACCGCTCGCCGGGGCTGGCCGGCGCTGCTGCGTACTCAAGCTCTTACGCCCCCCGCAGGACCTTCCCGGTCAGCACGGAGGATGCCGTGCGCGGGGATGCCAGAAAATGCCCGGTCGCGCAGGCGTGCCGACAGATGTGGCCCGGGTGCGAGCCGCACATCGAGGGCGACGACCCGCACGTCATCCTCGCAGACGGTATCCGCATCCCCGTCCGGCTGGACCCGCGCCTCATTGAGGACATCGGCAGGTTTGACCGGGGCGAGGACGGCTGCTTCACGACGGGGTCCCTCGTGATCACCGGAGGGGAGTTCTGGCGATGAGCTCACCGGAGGCGATCGACGTTACCCGCGAGGATGGCGTCACCCTTACCTGCGCCCGGTGCGGGGTGCAGCGCAGCCTGCCGCGCAACTGGCGGCAGCTCATGCAGGAGGACCCTCTGACGCCGCCGGACTGGGACGGGGTCCTGCGCTGCCAGGCCAGCCACCTGCCTGAGCCGATGCACGGGTTCGAGGGCGTGGAGAACGAGGACGGCCAGTACAAGCGCTGGCGCGGCCGGTGCGCGTGCGGCCACGAGGCACCGTGGACGGCGGATAAGGACGCAGCCTGGGAGGAAATGGCAGCGCACCTCCTGCCCGCCCTGCTCGCCGCGATGGCCAGGGGGCAGTCATGACCTTTCGCTATCGCTACTTCGTCACCGGGTTCAGCGACTCCCGATCGGGCCTCAGCGGCCGGATGGAGATGATCCGATGACTACCGCGGAGCTGCTCCGCAAGGCTGCCGCCGCCCTGGACGACGGCTCCAGCCCGCTGGATAACTGGTTCCTGACGGAGAACGGCGTCACCATTGACCAGGCGCATGCCCTGGCCGGGCAGCTGGCGATCGGCGCCCGGGTCGTGGCGGCGGGCATCGAGAGCCCGAAGTCGGTCCAGGGTGCCGCCATGCTGCGCACCATGGCCGCGGAAGTGCTCAAGAGCGAGGAAGGGAAGAAGTGAGCATGGCCAACAGCGGACCGTCGTTCCTGCCGCGCGAGGACCCCCCCGGCAGCAGCGAAGCCGCGTGGAATGCCTTCAGGGGCCTCATCGCGGTCGCGATCAGGGACTACCCGGCCTACGCCGGCCGGCCCGGCTGGTCTTACGGCCTGGACCCGCTGGACTTCGAGGACTTCGTCCCGGAGCTGGCGGACTACATCATGGCCGTCGTCACGGGGAGCGCCCGGTGACCGCGGAGAACGGGCTTGATGCCCTCGCCGACCGGAGGCGGGCTGCCAGGGGCCGGAGCATCCCGAAGATCAGCCTCCTGTCCGCCGCGGGCATTGAGTCGGCCGGCTGGGGCATCGTCATTGCCCACCTGGTGAAGTGGGCCGTCTCGTTCGGGTACTTTGCCACCTGGCAGCTGAAGTACCCGGGGCCGCTGTACGGGAATGGCAAGCCCTACCTGCTCTGGTACGGCAAGGACTTCTGGGACCGGCTGCCCGTCCACGTCCAGAACGGGCTCCCCGGTGAAGTCGCCGTCTTGTGCGGCCTGGCAACTGCGGGAATCCTCATCGCCATGAGCTGCCTGGCCTTCGCCAGGGCAGGTGAGGCGGGCCGCAAGGCAGTGCTCGCGACAGGCGTCCTGGCGGCGCTGGCCTGCGGCTGCCTGACGGCCCTGGAAATCGCGCGCCTCCTGTCCGGCTGGCACGTGCACTGGTTCCCCGGCGGCGGCCCGGAGCCCGCCTGGTGGATCACGTGGCGGCACGACATCCGGGACGTCGGCATCACGCTGATCGCGACCATCATCGTGCGGCTGATGTTCGCCAAGCCGAAGTACGGCGTGGACGACAACCCCGGGCCGGCCGTCTACCTGACCAGGATGCCGCTGGCCATCGGCGCGGCGCTCATCCCCGTCGCCATCGTGGGCGTCATCGCCTGGAAGCTGCCCTGGCTCACGCACCATGGCGTGGAGGTCCCGGCCCGGTACGGGGCAGCGGCAGCGGCCTCCAACGAGTGGCTCGCGGCGGGCACCTGGATAGCCAGCGTGATGGGCATCCTCGGCGGCCTGGTCGCGACCCGGGTCATCCAGCGGGTCGCCGACGACATCCAGTGGTTCTGGGCGGAGCGCTCGGCGGCGAAGCTGCGGGCGCAGGGGTTCCTGTCCACCGGGCGGGTGATCGGCACGCCAGCTCACCGGCTGCGGGTGCACTGGCTGCTGGATAACAGCCCCGAGCTGCCCGTCCGCAGTCCCTGGCTCGTGCGGATCATGGTGGCCATCGCGTTCCTGTCCCTGCTGTTCGCGGGAGCCGGGGCGTGGCTCAACCTGGCCGGCCCGGCGGCGCACTGATGGGGCCACAGGACTGGCGGCTTCTCGCCCGCGTCCTGCGCCTGGGCGGAAGGCGGACCTGGGGGATTAACGAGCCGGGTACCCGTCACCTGGGGTCCATCCTGGAGGCGATGGCCGGGGAAGCTGAGGCCATCGCCATGGAAGAAGAGGAGGTGCGCTAGCCGGGATGGGCGTTAAGTTCACGCAGACTCCTGTCGCCCCGGGCGACCGGTACGGGCACCTGGTCATCGAGCGTGAGGTGGCCAGGGGCCCGTACGGGCACGAGACCCGGCGCATGGTCCTGGTCCGCTGCGACTGCGGTGACCTGGTCGTGAAGGTCCTGAAGGACCTGCGCGCGGGGGTGAGGTCCTGTAGCCCGTCGTGCCCGCAAAGGTATGTTAAAGTCTTACCGACGAGTGCTCCTGTCGTTGGCCCGCGTTTTTCCGGATGAGGGGCGACTCAGGAAACGGCGGCTTCCCGTGCCAGCGGGAGGCCGCCTTTTTAGTTGCCGGGACAGACTGGATTAGACTGGCCCTCAATGCTGCGGCCTGCGGGAGCCAGCCGGGAACTGATTCCTGGAGCCAGCCATCGCCGCCCAGCTGTTCGCCCGGCCGCTCGTCTACCTTCCGGACGGGTCGGTCTACGAGGGTGAGCTGACGGGCAGCCAGCTGCCCCGGCTGTGGACGTCGCCCGAGCGGCACCGGGTCAAGGACCCCGACTGCCGTACGTGCAGCCAGCGCGGGTACCCCAGGCTCGGCTGCGGGGACTACGCCTCGGCTGAGCTGCTCCAGTGGGCGCCGTCGTGCGGCTATGACCTGGACCTGTGGCAGCGCTGGTGGCTGACCGAGGCGTGCGGCGTCAAGCCTGACGGCCGCTGGGCAGCCTTCGAGGTCTGCAACATATGCAGCCGCCAGAACGGGAAGAACCAGCTCCTGGAAGTGCGGGAGCTGGGCGGCCTGTTCCTGTTCGGCGAGCAGATGATCATCCACACGGCGCACGAGTTCAAGGCCGCCGCCGAGCACTTCCGCCGCGTCCGCGACACCATTACCTCCTATGATGAGCTGAGCAGGCGCGTCAAGCGGGTCATGACCAGCCACGGCGACGAGGCCATCGAGCTGCGGCCGACGCCGACCCTCATCTTCGGCCCGGGGGGCGCGCGCGTCCGGAAGTCCGTCACTGCCCGGCTGCGCTTCCTGGCCCGCTCCCGCGGCTCCGGGCGAAGCTTCACGGCAGACTGCGTAGTGTACGACGAGGCCATGTTCCTGAGCGACGAGCAGGTTGGCGCGTCCATGCCCACCATGCGCGCCGTGCCCAATCCGCAGATGTACTACACGGCCTCGGCGGGCATGAAGGACAGCGTCCAGCTCGCCACGGTCCGGCGGCGCGTCATGCGGGGCGACCCCACCGTGATGGGGGCGGAATGGTCGATTGACCCCCACCTGGACACGTGCCCGCGCGACGAGGTCCACGGCCGCAAGTCCAATCATTACGTCACCTGCGGCAGGCACGATGACCGGGACGACCCGAGGTCCTGGGCCAAGGCCAACCCGGCGTTCGGCCGGCGCATCTTCTACGATCACGTCCGGCGTGAGTTCGCGGCCATGTCCCCCGCCGCGTTTGACCGGGAGCTGCTCGGCGTTGGTGACTGGCCCGCGGAAGAGGAAGCCTGGGCGGTCGTCACCGAGGCCGCCTGGGAGGGCTGCGCGATGGATAACCCCGGCGGGGCCACCCGGCCCGTGGCGTTCGCGGTCGACGTCAACCCGGAGATGACGGTGGCCACCATCGCGGCGGCCTGGGAGCGCCCGGGGCCGCCGGAGCTGGTGGCCGTGCCGAAGGTCTATGCCACGGACGGCTCCGAGCGCAGGGGGCAGCCGCCGCCCGCCCGGCAGGCCCGGGTCGTGCTGGAGATCCCCCGCGGCTGCTCGCGGGAGGGCACCAGCTGGGTAGTGCAGCGGCTGGCCGAGCTGAGGAGGCAGTGGCGCCCGGTGGCCGTCTGCATCCCGCGCAACGGCCCGGCCGCCGCGCTGGCCGACGCCGCCGCGCACGCGGGCATTGACGTCCTGGTCGCCACCTCCGGGGACGAGGCCGCCGCATTCGCGCTGATGGTCACCGGGATCAGGGACAAGAAGGTCATCCACATGGGACGGCAGAACGCCCCTGCGCTGTGGAGCGCCATCGCCAGCGCGGAAACCCGCGACATCGGCGACGGCGGCCGGGGCTGGTCCCGGCGCAACAGCGAGGAGGACATCACGCCGGTTACCGCGGCGACCCTCGCCTACTGGGCGCTGAACAAGAAGCGGCGCAGCTACGACATCCGCAGGAGCATCGCATGATCTCACGGGTTTCCCTGGACATCATGAGGGCCCGGCGGCTGGCTGCCTGGCATGAGGCGAAGGACCTGGTGGAGAAGGCAGCCCGGGAGGACCGCGCCTTCCTTACCGCCGCCGAGCAGTCGCAGTGGAGCAGGCTTACCGATGAGATGACGGCCCTGGACGCCCAGATCAGGCAGCGCCTGGAGCTGAGCGCGAAGTTCGCGGGCGGCCGGCTGGTGGCGGACGAGGCCGGGTCCCGGCACGGCTACGCCCTGCGGGCCAGGTCCCTGACGCTGGAGGAGATGGCGCCGTGACAGGGCAGGGCATGCAGTACCCGCACTGTGACCAGCGCATTCTTCACGCGCCAGGTGAGTGCCAGTACTGCGATGCGCACCCGGACTGGCAGGAACTGCGCGCTTCCTGGCACATTGCGTTTTCCGGTCATGCGCCTGAGCATGGCGAAACGGCGTGCCCGGCCGACCTGGCGGTGCTGTTCGGGGAGCGCGGGAACTATAACTGGTGGGGCGGTAACCGGCCCTTGCCTGAGTTATCCTGCCGTCATGGCCATTACCGCCCAGATCCCGGTTGACGAGATCACTGCCCGCGCCCGCGAGGTGAAGTTCTCCCGGATCGCGCTCACGCTCATCATGGGATTCTTCTACCTGATCGGGTGGGCGGCGGGGCATGCCTGGCTCGGTGTGGTCATTTGCGCGCTGTCGGCCCGCCGCGGCTGGCTAGAAGGCCAGGGAATTACCCAGGCCGTGGCAGTGCCGCCGCGAAGATGACTTTCAGTATTTAATAGTCGGTTACCGTATTACGGTAGCGGCCCTTTTCCGCTGGTGTGTGCTAAATTCCCAGCGGTGGCGTACGCTTGCCGTTAACATACCCGCGGCCATTCTCCGGAGCCGGGACTTCTTGACCGGAGGGACCCGGGAACCCTGTGGGGCTGCTTGAGCGCATCCAGGCCGATCGCGCTGAGAAGCGCGCGATAACTGGTGTTCCCTGGCGCCCCTGGGATAACCCCTTCATCAAGTTCAACCTGGGCGGCCCGGTTCACCCCTCCCGTGCCGCTTACGGCCAGGACCAGGCGCTCGGCCTCCCCGCGCTGTACTCGTGCACCCGGCTGCTGGCCGAGTCGCTGGCCAGCCTCCCGCTGAAGCTTTACACGAGTCCTCCCGGGTCGGACGTCACCACGCGCTACACGGGGCCGTCACTCTTCGACCAGCCGAGCGCGGACACGGACGTCACGCTGTACGACTGGCTGTACCAGATGATGACCGCGCTGCTGCTGCACGGCAACGCGTGGGGCCTTATCTCCGGGCGCGACGGCTACGGGTACCCCACTGGCATTGAGTGGATTCCCCCCGAGCGGGTGTACGTGCAGGAGGACAGCCAGCAGCCGTGGAACCCGATGCGCACCCGCGTGTACGTGGACGGACGGCTGTTCCCTGACTGGCGCAGCGATCTCTTCCACGTCCGGGGCTACGCGCTGGCCGGGCGCACGGAGGGCCTGTCCCCGCTGCGCGCGTTCGCGCTGACCGTGCTGTCCGGCATTGAGTCCCAGAAGTACGGCGCGGACTGGTACCTGAACGGCGGCTTCCCCTCCGGCGTCTTCCAGAACCAGGAGCTGGAGGTCAGCCTGGAGGACGCGCGGGAGATCCGCGAGTCGCTGATGGAGGCCATCCACGGGCACAAGCCGCTGGTCGTCGGGCGTGACTGGGACTACAAGCCCGTGTCGGTACCGCCGTCAGAAGCGCAGTTCCTCGAAGCGACCCAGATGAACGCCACCCAGGTCGCCGCGGTCTACGGGCTGCCCCCGGACCGGGTGGGCGGCCGGCGCGGCGACTCCCTGACCTACAACACAGTAGAGCAATCTACATTGCAAGTGATTGAGGCGCTGCGGCCGTGGATCGTCCGGCTGGAGACTGCCTTCTTCCGGCTGCTGCCGCAGAGCCGCTTCTGCCGGTTCAATTCCGACGCGCTGCTGAAGACCGACCTGAAGACGCGCACCGAGATCTACGCGCAGCAGCGCGCGATCGGCATGCTCACCGTGGACGAGATCCGCGACATGGAAGACCGCATGCCGTACCCGAACGCCACGGGCGACGAGAAGATCCCCCAGGACGTCATGGTCGCCATGTCCCGGTCGATCCGCGGCATCCCGAATTCCATGCTGCCGAGCATCACCCTGGAAGTTGACCTGATCGCCGACCGGCTGACCAAGCTCCAGGGCGAGGGGCTGACCAAGCCGGAGACCGAGCCGTCCATCCCTAACCCGGAGGACTTCCTGTCCGGCCAGGTCGGCTCCGTCCGCTCGGCCGCGGGCGCGCCGCCGCTTCCCCACGCGATGCTGGCGCACTTGCAGGCACTGCTGGCCGAGCACGTCGGCCGCGAGGCCGCGGCGCAGATCCTCGATAAGTCCCTGGCCACCGCGGGAGCCGATCGCAAGCAGCCGGAGTTCATCGGGCCGTGGATTCCGTCCGAGGCTGACCTGGCGAAGGCAGAGGCCGTCCTGAGGCTCGCCGCGTTCCCCGTCCCGGAGCTTGCCTCCGCGAACGGCGGCAACGGCAACGGGAACGGGAGGCACTGATGCCCTGCGGCGTCTCGAACCAGGAGACCGGTGACCTGCGCGGGTGCCACCCGGCCAGGAAGCATGCGCGCAGCCGGCACAGGGCGCGGTGCGCCACCGGGGACGGCGCCCGCCCCCGGCGGCCGGCGCCGGAGGCACCCGGGGACGCGACGGCGGTTCCCGGTGACTGGGCAATAACGGGCGGGCTCACGGATGCAGCCCCGGACTAAAGGAAACGCGAATGGATGACGAGAGCCGGGCTGCGATGTCGGTGCAGGCCATGAACAACCTCCCCGACAGTGCCTTTGCCTACATCGAGGATGGCGGGAAGAAGGACGCCTCGGGTCGCACGACCCCGCGGAGCAAGCGCCACTTCCCCGTGCACGACGCCCCGCACACCCGTAATGCCCTGGCCCGCGCGCCGCAGTCGCCCTTTGGCAAGCAGGCGATGGCGAAGATCCTGAGCGCGGCGCGCAGGTTCGGCATCACGGTGCAGGGCAGCCAGCGCTCCGCGTTCGGCGAGGTCCCCCCGGACGGCTTCCCGGAGCGCCGGTTCACCCGGTTCCCGCTGGAGGTCCGCCAGGCGCACCCGGAGGACCCCAAGCACATCTACGGCTACGCGGCGTGCTTCGGCAAGCTGAGCCGCAAGCTGGGCGGCTTCGTGGAGCAGGTGTCCTCGCTGGCGTTCAACGAGTCGCGGGCCGATAACTGGCCGGACGTCGTGTGCCGGTTCAACCACAAGGACGACCTGCTGCTGGGGACGACGTACGCGAACACGCTGGACCTGCGGGTTGACGAGCAGGGCCTGCTGTACGACGTGATCCCGCCGCAGTCGCGCGGCGACATCGTGGAGTACTGCCAGCGCGGCGACGTCCGGCACAGCTCGTTCGCGTTCCGGGTGTTCCCGGGCGGCGACGAGTGGGGCGTGTCGGAGTTCAACTACCCGATGCGCACGCTGCTGTCGGTGCAGCTGGTGGACGTGGCCCCCGTGCTCGACCCGGCCTACCCGGACTCGACCGCGGCGGCCCGCGCGCTGAACGGCGCCGTGGAGTCGCTGAGCAACTGGGTGCAGGCGGACCCGGAGGAGGTCCGGTCCCGGCTGTCGGACGGCCGCGGGATGGAGTTCTTCAAGCGGACCGATAACACCGGGATGGCGCGGCGCTCGCTGCCGGCCCAGGCAGCGCCGGCCAAGCCAGTCCTGTCCGGCCAGCAGGCAATGCTCGCCCTTCAGGCCAACATGGAAGATCCCTTCGCAGACGAAGGGTGATTTCCGTGGCATGCTTAGCAGGAGTAAAAGGGCTAGGCAGACAACAGAATACCGAGAAATACAAAAATGCCGTGGTCGTAGCTGCTATAGGTACGGACGGAGCCGGCGAGGAATGATTCAAGGAGAATCGAATGGCATCAGAAGTTGCCAAGCGCCTCCGCGACCGCCGGCTCAACGTCTGGAACGAGGCGCGGGCTATCGCGGAGGCAGCGGCTGAGGAAAACCGGAGCTTTACTCCGGACGAGCAAGGCCGCTGGGACGCCATGCAGGAAGAGATGTCCACCCTGGACACCCGGATCAAGGCCGTCCTGGACACCGAGAAGCGGGCGAAGGACGCCGATGACGCCTACAACGCCATCGCCGGCAAGCCCGCGGACCGGCAGGCTCCCGCGGCCGTCGCCGCGGACACCGAGCTGCGCAAGTGGGCGCGCGGCGAGCCGGGTACCGCCCGGGTGCTGGACCTCCAGCACGACGTGGCCAACCGCGGTCCCATCAACTACCGCATCCTGACCACCGCAGGCGTCGGCGGCACGAACGCGTCCTCGATCGTGCCGACTGACTTCTACGACATGCTCATCGCGCACCTCATCGAGGTGTCCGGCGTGATGCAGTGCGGTCCCACCGTGCTGAACACCGGAGGCGGCGAGACGCTCCAGGTCCCGAAGACCACCGGTCACTCCACCGCGACCTCGGCGGCGCAGGCTGGCACGATCGCGTCCTCGGACCCGGCGTTCAGCATGCAGACGCTGTCCGCCTACAAGTACGGCGTCCTGCTCCAGGTCGCCCGCGAGCTGATTGACGACACCGCCGTCGACCTGCTGGGGTACCTCGCGATGCAGGCAGGCCGCGCGCTGGGCAACGCGTTCGGCACCGACCTGATCAACGGCTCCGGCGCGGGCCAGCCTTACGGCATCGTCAACAACTCCGTGGGCGTCACTGGCGCCACGACCGGCGTCGGCGGCGCTCCCAGCTACGCCAACCTGGTCGACCTGGAGTACTCGGTCATCGCTCCGTACCGCCAGTCGCGCAGCTGCTACTGGCTGGCCGCCGACAAGACAATCGGCGGGTTCAGGAAGATCACCGACACCGTGGGCCGTCCCATCTGGGAGCCGTCCGCAGTGCTCGGCTCGCCTGACCTGCTGCTGGGCAAGCCCCTGGTGGCGGACCCGTTCATGCCCGCCCTGGCAACCAACGCCCTGTCGATCGCCTTCGGCGACTTCAGCCAGTACTTCGTCCGCCTGGTCGGCGGGGTGCGGTTCGAGCGCAGCGACGACTTCGCCTTCTCCACCGACCTGGTGACCTTCCGCGCGATCCTGCGCGGCGACGGCACCATGGTCGACCGGACCGGCGCGATCAAGATGTTCAAGGGCGCGAGCTCGTAGTATGGCGCAGTCTCCTCAACCGAGGTACCGATGAGTGACACCCGTTGCCCGGTGCCCGCCCTGCGCGGGCACCGGGCACGGCCCCTCCCGGAGAAGAGGAAGAGCCAGCCGTGATGTGGATCGAGACGGTCATGCACATGTCCGGCACGCGGGCGAACGGGGACAAGTACCCGCCGGGGTTCACGCCGTTCGAGGTGGCGGACTGGGAGGGCGAGCACCTGATCCGCGGCGGCATGGCCCGTGCGGTCGCCACGCCGGAGTGGGCCGTGCCCAAGCCGCCCGCGCCGCTGCCGGAGAAGCCCGTGACCGTGCCGGGGCCCGTGATGCAGGAGCCTGATCCTGCGCCGCCGGCGTACCAGCCGGATGATCCTGAGCCGGAGCTAGCCGCCCCCGCGGGACTGCCGCCGGCGCCCGGCGACCCGAAGCAGGCATGGGTGGATTACGCCGTCACCCAGGGCATGCCAGCCGATGATGCCTCGCGCATGACCAAGGCTGACCTACAGTCCCGGTTCGGGCCGAGGCTGTAACCCCAGGCGTATCCTGAGCAGGAGGAAGGGAGCCAGACTCATGGCAAGCCCAGGAAAGACCCCGACGAGCGGCCGGCCGTACTCCGGTCCCGCCACCAATTCGGACCCGACGACTGAGCCTGGCCAGTATCCTCCCGGCCCCGACTGGAGCAACGCCATCTTCGGCGGCCAGCTGCCCGCCGGCACTGGCGCCCCGGGCTCGCCGACGAGCGCGGAGGCACTGGACCCGACGAACGAGAAGGGCCAGACGATCGACGGCCTGACCGGCGTCACGCACGAGGAGATCGTCAGCACGGGCGCCCCCGGCACCCAGGGCACCGTCCCGGACGTCGCCGGCAATGACGGCACCGCGATGACCTACACCAAGGCCAGTGACGGCATCGGCCCGTACGAGCAGGTCACCAGCTCCGACGAGCTGTCCGGCCCGCAGGATTCCACCCAGGCCAACGACGACGGCTACGCTACCGGCGGGCCGCAGCTCCCGGGCCTGAAGGGCAACGAGCCGCAGGCAGGCAGCGGACGGTACCAGCCCGGCGGCGGCAGCGTCATGCGCGGTGGCCGGGCCATCCGGGGCTAGCGTGCACGAGAAGCCGAGCCAGGCGTATCGCTACGAGCATTATGATCCCCGGAGGCGGTAATGCAGGACCTGAGCGGGCTGCTGCCTGACCCGATCAGCGCTTTGGTGCCAACCTCCCAGGAGGGCGGCAACATGCAGGCGTCGAACGAGCAGGCGATGACCGCTCCCGGCTCGGAGCCCGTGGACGTCATGCACCAGGCCGGTGACTATTTCGGCAACGACCCCACGGTCACGCCGTCCAACGCGGCTGTGATCGAGCCTGCGACGGACGGCAAGCCGCAGGCCAGCGGGCAGGCTCACGAGTACAGCCCGCCGTCGCCTGCCTGGAAGGCCACCGGCACGCCGAATGTCGTGCGCCAGCCGGTGACGGCCAGGAAGGGCCGGTAATGCAGAACCCCGCAGTTAACGGCCCGGTTCCCGAGTCGCCGCATGTCATCACGGCCTCCCCGGTGCAAGGCAACGTCCCGCAGCACGACTGGGACGCGACGAGCGACGCGACGATGAACGGCTGGAAGTCACTGGAGGCCAACGCCGGGACCGCGGACTTCAGCGGGACCGTGACGGAGGGCTTCCCGGACGGTCCCGGCCGCTGGAAGCAGACCTAGGAGGACGAGAATGCCACAGGCACCCGACCCGATCACCAGCCCCCCGCCCCAGCCCTGGCAGCCCTACGACGCCACCGCTCCCGGCGCCGCCGAGGACCAGGTCACGGCGACTACCATCTACGATGCCGTGGCGGGAGACTCCGCGGGCGGCCCCTGGCGCAAGATCCAGGAAGCAGGCGCGGCCGGGGCCCAGGGGGAGGCAGTCGCTGACGCCTGGCCGGGTAACGGCGCGTCTGACGGCAGCGCCTGGAAGCAGGTATAGGTCATGAGCGACATCGCACGCGTGTACCCGAACGGCCAGGAGCCGGCCAAGGGCGGCCAGACCGGCGGCCTGCCGTACCCGAACGGCTCGGAGAAGGCTCACGGCGGCAACGGCGGCCTTAGCCACGACTACAAGGATGACCGCACTAAGTAGGGTCTCCCTTTTCCAGCGCAGACGGGCTGGTCATGCCCAGCAGGGCCAGCTCGCAGCGTGACTACTTCAGGCGCGCGGCGAAATCGCGCCACGCCCGTGTGCTGAATGTCAGGACGGTGCCGTCGCCGTGCTGGGTGGTGTCGCGAACGCCGACCTTATCTGCGTCCGTTCCGACGCTGACGCAGTGCGGGCACTGCCCGTCACAGCGGCTAGCGATACGCCAGTTAGCCGTCATCATTTCCTTCTCCCGTTGTCCCTGAGTTCCCACGGTGGCACTTCAGGCTAATACTAAGCTCATGCCGCGAGCGAGTGCCGGCCTTCGCGGATCACCGGCTACGTCTGTTCTAGTATAATAAGGAAGTCTGCTAGAGTCGTCGCATGAGAATCCTCGTGACCGGTGGGGCCGGGTTCCTCGGGAGCAGCCTCGTCCGCCGCCTGGCCGGGGAAGGTCATGAGGTACGGGTCCTTGACGACCTGAGCCGCGGTGACCGGGAGCGGCTCCGCGGCGTGCCGTGCACGCTCATTGAAGGCGACGTGCGAAACTCGGCAGACGTCCTGACCGCGATGCACGGCTGCGACATGGTGGCGCACCTGGCTTACCTCCAGGGCACCCAGACGTTCTACGCCGAGCCGCGCGCTGTCCTCGACGTTGCGCTGCGCGGCATCCTCAACGTGCTGCGCGGCTGCGAGGTCACCGGCTGCGGGGACCTGCTCCTGGTGTCCTCCTCCGAGGCGTACCAGGTGGCCCCGCAGGTGCCCACCCCGGAGGACATCCCCCTCGTCGTCCCGGACGTGCTCAATGCCCGGTACAGCTACGGCGGCGGCAAGATCGCCTGCGAGCTGGCCGTGCTGGCCTGGGAGCGGGCAGGGGTACTGGACCGGGTGGTGATCGCCAGGCCGCACAACGTCTACGGTCCTGACATGGGCCGGGAGCACGTTATCCCGGAGTTCTGCAACCGGATGGACGAGCTGATCCCGCAGTACCCGAAGGGGGGCGTCATCCCGTTCCCCATCCAGGGCACCGGCCAGGAGACCCGGTCGTTCTGCTACATCGATGACTGCACGGCCCAGCTGAGCCTGCTCGCCGGCCAGGGCACCCCCGGCGGCGTCTACCACGTGGGCACCATGGACGAGCGCACGGTCGCGGACGTTGCCGTTGCCGTGGGCCGGCGCTATGGCCGTGAGGTCAAGGTCATGCCGGGCAAGCTGGCCAAGGGGTCGCCGCCGCGCAGGCTGCCGGACACGGCGAAGATCCGGGCGCTGGGAACCTGGCCGGAGACCTCGTTCGAGGACGGCCTGGCCGAGACGGCAGCCTGGTACCAGGCGCACAGCCTCCTGCCGCGGCAGGCTTGGTGACCGGTGACGTCACCGCCTGCGGCGGCTGCGGGGCGCACGGGCTGCTGAGGCCCTTCTTCGACATGGGGCGCCAGCCGCTTGCCGAGAGCTCCAGGGCAAGTGCCCGGTACCCGCTCGCCCTCGTGCAGTGCGCGAGCTGCCTGCTCGTCCAGCTCAGCTACATCGCGGACCAGCGGGAGGTCTTCCCGGAGGATCACCCGTACACGACGGGCAACTCCCGGGTGCTGCGCGAGCACTATGCGAACCTGACCCGGGACCTTGCCGGAAACCTCGCCCTGGGCGACCTGGTCGTTGATATCGGGGCCAATGACGGGACGCTGCTGGGCAGTTACCCGGGACCACCGCGCCGGGTAGCGATAGAGCCGACGAACCAGGTCAGGAAGTGCGGTCCTGGCATCACGCAGTACCAGGAGTTCTTCACCGCTGGCCTGGCGGCGAAGATCCGCGGGGAGCACGGGCCGGCCAGGGTCGTCACGGCGTGCAACGTCCTCGCGCACGTGCCGGATGTCCATGACTTCCTGGACGGCGTGGTGACCTTGCTGGCTGACGACGGGGAGTTCGTCACCGAGAACCACGACCTGGCGAGCATCACCGAGGGCCTTCAGATCGACACGATCTACCATGAGCACCTGCGGTACTACTCGGTGGCCACCCTCGCCGGCCTGCTGGAGCGGCACGGCCTGCGGGTCACCAGCTCGCAGGAGACCCCGATGCACGGCGGGTCGTTCCGCGTGCGGGCCCGCAAGCAGCGGGGCGGCCTCCAGCACCGGGCCGAGGGCGCCGCTGCGGCGCTGCGCGGGATGCTATGGAAGATCACCGTCCAGGAGAAGGAGAAGGTGTACGGCATCGGCGCGACCACCCGCGCCACGCCGCTCCTCCACTACGCGGGCGTTCAGAAGTACGTCACGTGCGTCTGCGAGGTACCCGGCAGCGAGAAGATCGGCCAGCTGATGCCAGGCACGCAGATTCCCGTGGTGGACGAGAAGCGGCTCATCGAGGACCAGCCCGCGTACGCGCTGATGCTGTCCTGGCACATCGCCGGCGACATCATGCCGAAGCTGCGCGCGGCCGGCTACCAGGGCAAGTTCATCGTCCCGCTTCCCAGCCCAGGGATCGCCGGTGCCTAGCAGCTTCCGGGACGACCGGGGCTACATCGAGGACCTTGTCGTCTCCCCGATTGACTCCGTGACGCGCATCATCACCAGGGCGGGCGCTGTCCGCGGGAACCACGTGCACCGGGAGACCGTGCAGTGGACGTACGTGGTCTCCGGGAGGCTCCTCATTGCTATCCGGCTCCAGGACGGGAGCATCCGCGAGCGTGAGCTTGGCCCGGGGGAGATGGCCCGGGAAGAGGCCGGGGCTCCTCACGCGTGGAAGGCCATCGCCGACTGTACCTGCCTTGTCTTCACCCGTGGCCCGCGATCAGGGGCCGGGTATGAGAGTGACACGACCAGGCTAGCCGAGGAGGACTGGCTGCTATGAGGGACCTGCTCGTCGTGGTGCCCAGCCGGGGCCGCCCGCAGAATATCCAGCGGCTGCGAGAGGCCATGGACGTTACCTGCCAGGGGTACACGACGCTCCTCGTTGGCCTGGACGAGGACGACGAGGAAAGCTACCCCCGGCTGGGGAACGTGCAGTATGCAGTCCGGGCCGGCCTGCGCGGCTTTACCGCCTGGGCGAATGAGCTGGCCGTGCCCGCCGTGGGGGAGTACCGGTACATCGGGGCGCTCGGTGATGACTGCGTGCCGGAGACGCCCGGCTGGGACGTGCGGATCATGGAGGCCCTGAACCGCCAGCCCTTCGCGTACGCCAACGACCTGTACCCGCTGCGCCCGCACGGCTCTCAGGTAACGCACGTCTTCACCAGGAGTGAAGTCGTCCGGGCGCTCGGCTATATCGGCGTCCCGGCTCTTACTCACATGTACGTGGACGACGCCTGGGGGGCCTGGGGCGCGGCCTGCGGGATCGAGTACCTCCCCGGCGTGATCATTGAGCACTTGCACCACTCCTCCGGGAAAGCGCCGGCTGACGAGACGTACCGGCGGGCGGAGGAGACCTCGGCGCAGTGCCAGGCAGCCTTCGCCGAGTACTGCCGCGGAGAGCTGGACGAGGATGTCCGCAAGATCAAGGCGGTGCTGTGACGTGAGGATGCACGGCAAGTGCGGGTGGCTGTACCTGGAGAATGCCGATCCAGTGCTCCTGCGGGAGTGGATGTATGACGCCAGCAGCTCCACCCTGGAGACCGTCCCTCCGGTGAACGTCGCCAGTGCCGTGCCTTTCCGGCTTTACCCGGCCGCGGCCATTTCCGAGATTCCCCCGCCTGCGGGCGACCAGCATTTCTGGGGCGTTATCAGGCCGGGGGGCCGGGTGCCGGGCATCCAACGCCATCCAGGAGGGTCAGAGCCCCGGGAGCTAGTTGGCAGGCTCGTCCGCCAGGTCTGGGTGCAGTGGGCGCGAGAGCAGCCGGACCCGAAGCCGTCCTGGCTACTGCCCTGGGAGGACTTGGACGACGGCCAGCGTGAGGCGGACATGCGCATCGGAGCGGCCTTGTTCGATGCGGGCTACCGGGCAGGGACGAACGGGGATGACGCGCTGGGAACGGCGCCATGACGGGCGTGACCTGGGACGTCCTGATCTGCTCGATCCCGCACCGGCACGTGACGCTGCTGGAGCTGCTCGCTGACCTTAACCGGCAATGGCAGCCGGGATTCGGCGCGCTGATCTACCGGGACAACCTGGAGGACAGCTACGGGGCTAAGACGCAGACCCTGCTGAACAGGTCCCGGACACAGTACGTCTCCTGCATCGATGACGACGACCTGCTGGCCCCCGATGGCGTGGCGCGGATCATGGCGGCACTCCAGGCGCAGCCGGATTACGTGGGCTTCATGGTGCGCTGGACGACGGACGGCGTTCCGGAAGTCCCGGTTGAGCACTCGCTCGCGCACTCGAACTGGACTAACCGGCCGGACATCCTGCTCCGGGACATCACCCAGTTCAACCCGATCCGCCGGGAGCTGGCGCTGCTGGGCACCTGGGAGGGCGGGAATGAGGCTGAGCGCCGCTGGAGCAGCGGGGTGCGGGCCAGCGGCAAGTGCGTGAGCCAGGCATGGCTACCGGACCCCCCGGTGTACTACTACCGGTCATCAAGCAAGGACACCTTCAAGATGGAGCGCTTCCCGATGCCGCAGGACCAGATTCCGCTGCTGCCGTCGTATCCCTGGCTGACGGTGGTCGGATCATGAGGGACCTGCTGGTCGCCGTGCCCAGCCGGGGACGCCCTGCGAGCATCGCCCGGCTTGCGCAGGCGATGAAGGACACCTGCACGGCGGACACCGTGCTGGCGGTCGGCCTGGACGACGACGACGAGGGCCAGTACCCGCGGCTGCCCGGCGTGGAGTACGAGGTGCGCTCCGGGCTGCGCCGGGTCACCGCGTGGACCAATGAGCTGGCCGTCCCCCGGGCCGGGCAGTACCGGGCGGTCGGCTCCCTCGGCGATGACAACGTGCCGCGCACGCCCGGCTGGGACACGGCCATCCTCAAGGCCCTGGAGAGCACGCCGTTCGCATTCGGCAACGACCTGTACCCGCGGGACCCCGGGTCGATGAGCTGCCACATCTTCATGCGCAGTGAGGTGGTGCAGGCCCTCGGCTACGCGGGGGCGCCGACGATCTCGCACATGTACGTGGACGTGGGCTGGTTCGCCTGGGGCACTGCCTGCGGGATCACGTACCTGGACGACGTGGTCATCGAGCACATGCACTACTCCGTGGGCAAGTCCGGCCCGGATGAGGTCTACGCCGCCTCCTACGCGCTGACGAGCACGGACCTCCAGAACTGGCATGCCTACAGCCGCGGCGGCCAGCTGAACGCCGACATCGCGAAGCTGGGCGGGACGCCGTTCACCCCCGAGTCGCTGTCCGAGTTCAACCGGAGCATCAACGTGCCGGACCAGTGGCCGGGATGACCCAGCCCCTGGTATCGGTGGTTACCCCCACGTGGCAGCGGCACGCGATGCTCATGGACCGCTGCGTCCCGGCCGTGCAGGCGCAGGACTATGACAGCGTTGAGCACGTCATCGTCAGCGACGGCCCGGACAGCACGCTGGCCATCGTGCTCGGCATGCTGTGCGGCAAGAACGCCTGGGGCAACGTCGTCTACCGGGAACTGCCGGAGCATCCCGCCGGCGAGCACTGGGGCCATCATGCCCGGCTGGCCGGCCTGGAGGTGGCCCGCGGGCAGTACGTCACCTACTGCGATGACGATGACGCCCTCCGGCCCCGGCACTGCGCGCTGATGGCCGCGGCCCTGGACGCGGCCCCGGAGGCGGGCTTTGCCGTGAGCCGCATGACGTGCCACGGCGGCCCGCACGAGTCGGTGACCGGCTGGGGACCGCTGGCCTGCGGCAACGTGGGAA